ATTTCTTTCCGACACTGTTGGAGGCAGTGCAAGTCCAAAAAGTTTCTACGCTATAATTATTTCGCATAATGTTATCCTCAGGGTGTACCGTGAAGCTCTGCTCATTTGAGTGGCATTCTTCGGAAGATAACGTCGTTAACCCCGTTTCTTCACCACTAAGCGAAGGGTTCCGTTTCCGTCCTTCAAACTTAGGGTGATTTTTTATAGTGGTTCTCTCCACTAGCACAGAAAATCCTGATCCTGTACTGCATCTTCGACACCAAATCCGTCAAGATAAAACCCCTTCCAAGGAATTCTCTTCCCCATACGTTTCATTTCTTCGTCCATCAGTGCTACTTCGTCAACCTTCATATCCAAAGTTGGATATCCGTATTCACGTTGCAGCCCTTCAAAACTGAAATAAGTTGGTCTGTATGAGGGATGGTTGCGCCAAAATACACGAATTTTGTTCTGGAACTCTTCAAACGTATTTCTTCCGTGGAACCAGCTTTTACGGAGCGCATCAACACAATTGTCGCGCGCGCCCTTGAGGAGAATATCCTCAATGTTCGCTTCTTTTCGCACACCCTTCGGAACTCTGACCCAATTCGTCGTGTCCAACACATCTTGCATGTTGGGAACACAAATCCAAAAGCCAGATTTCACGGATGTTTCGGTGAAGTGTCTAAAGCCACACTTTAAAAATGTAGCCTCTTCGATCGTGCAATACTTTCTCATAGACTCTCCTTTAGTGATATCTGTGTATTTGACTCTAAATTGAGCCAAATAGTCTGAGATTGTTTGGTTGTTAAAGATTCCAATCACTTCCTCTTTCACTGAAGCAATAATGTCATCTCCATAAACAAACATGTTGACATATTTCTTGAAACTTGACGCAGACGCAAGCCTCATGTTCTTCTCTTTCATGATTCCGATCCAAGCACATCTCATGTACATCATATTGCACAATGAGTTGATTATGACAGTGTTAAATGCTCCCGAAGGGCTTCCACACTGTAACTTGAATATGTGATCGTAGGCGATGTTGTAGCCATTGATCACTCGCTTACCAAGAATAGTTCGAACATGATTGTCTTGTCCTTGTCCATGAATCGTGTACCAAGCGTTGATAATTTCATACGCACCTTCGACAAATCTTGTCAAAAGCCTTGGTCCAAACTTAGAATAGTCGCCAACAATAATGTATGGAGAAAAATCAAGCAAGGATCTAGTCATTGTGTCCCATTCGGTCGACGCAGGGTTGATTCCTACCTGATGTTCCAATTTGTTTCGGTTCATTTGGAATGCATAGTTAAAGTCCATCATGTACTTTCGGCTTGAAATTGTTAGGTCTAATGGGGACCCTTGAATAAGTCTTACGTTATCAAGTTTGTGCAATTCAAGTCTTTCGTCCTTATGGCTTATTTGATTTATTGTCAATGGAACAATTCCTTGACGCATTTGACTTTCGTTGTAGTCTATCAAATCCTTTAAATCAGTATGCATTTCAGCAAGTTTGTGGTTTTCATCCATTACGAGAAGGTCTTTCTTCCTTTTCATTCCATTATAACAACACCAGGGCATACCTGGTGAAGTCGACATAGTAATCCTTGGAATATGACCTTCAATCCCAGTTACCGCTTCTTGTGTTGTCCTTTGTGACACGACTGGTATAATCGGGTCGTTGTTGTCTTCGAACATCATCTGTACGTCCATAATTGCTTCCCTAATGTCTTGTTCGGGAAACGAATCATGTGGAACATAATTTTTCAATCCATTGATGAGAGCTTTTTGCCCCCGATCACCGTCTTGACTTATGTTACATGGCGCACGTTTGACTGGTCCAAAAACTTCATGACATTCACTTTTGCGGATCGTTGTCTTAGTTGAGTGGTAGATGTTCATGGCAGGTCTTGATTCAGATGTTAATTGAAAAGTATCAATATTGCTTATTGGCTCATACTTAGAAGCTCTCGGTGTCAAAATGAGAGGTTCTTTGTTTTTGCCGAATGTTATTTCGCGTATCTGTAAGAACCATGAGCAGTTCTGGGCGTCCTCAGCGCTTATGGCGTTAAAGTAGATTCGTCTTGGGGCACTACCGGAAAGAATTCCGATAATCTTCAGACGAGATTCATCATAAATGATGCATCCACATGCGCCTCCAAATCGACCTTGATCGATCTGATCACAGCTGTATCCGTCCAATAGGAATGTTTCTTCCTCATTGCGGCTCCATTCTCGAATGTCTTCCTTACGGTAACATATCTTTTCAACACAGGCTCTAGCATTTTTCGCCTTAAAGTCAGTTTCTTGTGGTGGTTTTAAAATCCGACCAGGTTCGTTGACTCGCAGGTTTTCTTCGCAAACGCTATACTCTATGTCAGGCAAATATTTTTCGATATTGGCCACTTTGAAGTTTCTTATCCTCAGTGTGAAGCACGTCATGTCACTGCCTTGTTCATCAACCAGAGTAGAATGCATATTCTGCTCTAAAAACTGATCAAACGTTATTTGCACAGATTCACTTTGTCCATTCTTCAATCTTCTTCGTACTATCAAAGGGACTTCAGCATAGCATTTTTCCACACACGTTTTTGTGTGTGTCTGATACCATGTCGTAACATCGCATGTGTCACAGTGTTTTTTGGCAAGTTGCAGAGTGTTAATTCTAAACGCAACTTTATTGCTTATCGTAAGATACGAATGTAATTGTGTAACAAAACACCCATCCGTAATACAAACGCATCGCATTACCTCACTGTCCGTTATGCCAATTTCAATAATTGACATTGCATATGTTCGCAACATTGCTTGCAGTTCCGTGTCCATTGCCGGTTTGGATATGACGCCTTTGGTATTAACCTTAACGCGTCTTCCTAATACGCCTCTGAACTTAGTTCGTACATCTCCACTTGACTGGAGAGCTGGATGTGCTGCCACAATAGGGACTTCTTTTGGGACTCCTCCTTTGGAGAAAAAGTTCTTAATCCTTTCTCCTACCGACGGTGGGTTTGTCGGAATCATCGGGTTGGTTATTGGAGTCGCGTGCCAACCCTTATCACCATTTTCTGGTTCTTCTTGAAACGTTTTGTAAAGTTTATAAACCGCGAATGCTGCCATTGCACCAACGGCTATTCCTGTAAGCCATTTACACGTTTTTGCCCATGATTCTTGCTCAAGTTGATTTTTAACTTGATCTACCATGATTCTGAGAGTGTCTGCATACCCAATCTTTAGCCTTTCGGGAAAATTCTCGGGATAAACAGTAGTGTTGTTCTTCATGAAGTATTGCTTAATCCAGCCTTCGAAAAACATTGCTTCTCTCAAATTCCAGGTGCAGAAATCAGAGCACGCCTTGTTATTGGCGATCCAGTTTGAGGACTTTGGTGTCAAGCCCGTGCCATCATCAGTTGTTGGATGGCGGATAGCGTATCTTCCAGGAAAGAAGACCACTTCCGAGTTCACATCGACACTATCGTGTAGACACGTAATTTCATCAGTTAATTCTCCGAAATCCATGTCATTCCATTCCAGGTCTTCGATTGGTTGGTCGATAGGAACTGAGAGATTTTCGTTGCCATAAATTTTTGATGTCATTTGGGCAACCATGCCAAAAATCGTTGGCGGTTTGAACATTGCAGGAGCAACGTTCTGTTTAACTTCGCTGTTACTAAATTGGGCGATGAACTCTTGCACTTCTATTGAAGCGATTCTTTCAGTGAATCTTTCAAGCGGTTTTTCTGGAATCAGAAATTTCCGCCCTCCGGTTTCATTTTCTAAATCTTTCAATTTCTTTGCATATTCCACGTCTGTTACCTCGTAGTAGTCCTTCGCAGCTGTTACAATATAAGCAAGCGCTTCAGCGTAGTTGAGTCCTGTTTTTAAGACATCCTTGCGCTTAGGATCCATTATTTTGAAAGTTAACCATTCCCTTTTGTTCAAGTCAATTTCGCTATTTATTTTGCGGCATCGGCCACAAGAAAAAGCGAAATCTCTACAATTTTCGCACACTTTGAACAGTGAGAAGTCAGAGGTCACCTCCAGAACAACATTTCGCCGATTCCACACAACGCTATTACTAATTCCATTTACAACTGGATATGTGATGTTAGATGCACATCCAATGAGTTTACAGACACTAAGGCGTCCTTTATCCTCAAATGCTTTTGGAATTGTCGTGTCAGCTCCTCCAAAGAGAGCAGCTAACCTAGCGCTGTCAGTTTCAGCTACATCCGTGCGTGTCAGTCTGCCGAAATCATCAAAATGAATGACTTCTTGTCCTTTGTAATTTTCCCAATAAGTTTCAGATTCAGGGACCACAAAAATGGGTCTTAATCCTTCCAACTTACCAAACGTTCTATCTGCGATCGTGCGAGATATGTCATCTAACATACTCGACTTACCAATCTGACTGGCTGTACCAGCAATGTAGTAGACGAAAGGTGGGTATTTTACAACAGGAACACCAACATTCTTGCCTAGCTTATCTCTAAGCTTCTTGACAAGAGTTAAGTTGGTTTGAAGAAGTCGTGCAATTTGAAGATTTCCGCGTCGGTTTTTGCTTAAGCGAAGAGACAATTCATCTCCTGATGAAGACAGGAGATATATTATTTCTATCGCTAATGGGTCGTTTTCAATTCTGTCAAGGAGGGTAGCGTCAGTCACGATTGTTGACAGTTTCAACCATGATTGGTAAATGTCTTCCTGGAGCCACTTGAGAAGGCGTGAGTCCGGGAAATAGGTTTCGCAGATCTTTTCAGTTATATTTTTTATGAAACCTATGATTTTTTCGAAAAAGTCGATGATGCGCTGTTGAATGGTTGCGCCATAAGAGAACATTGATCCGATTATTCCACTTGAAACATTTCTGGAATCTTTCACATGATAGAAAGAACAGATTGCCGTGGTAATCATGCCACAAAGTTCTGCAAACGGGTTATTATCCATAGCGGGAGTAGCTCTGAAAGGAGCTGAGATAATGCTCCAAGCCTTCGTCAAAACGGACTGAAGACTATCAATAACGGAGGTCTTGAAGAGACCGAGATTCACCAAAATTTGAGATCCACTTAAAATAAATGTAGTGAGTGTTGGATTAACGATGAGATGACCAATTTGTATTCCCAGGGTAGACCAGAGTCTCCCTGCGAGCTTATTATCGGTCATGTGACTAGTAAAATCCGATACATTGGAATTCATTCTTTCGAATTGTGAGATTGCTTGTTGTACAAGAGCTCGATCCTGCTGAGAAAGTTCATGAGTCATTGGACCCTTGAACATTGCAGGATGAGCATCAAAGATCGTAGGTGAATTGTAAAAATTGATCACCTTGTCACGAGGACGAGATTCACGAATGGGGAAGCCATTAAACATATACATTTGCATGTCATCACCAGCAGCTCTGTAGATGACAAATCTGAGTGTCGAAACTGGACCAAGCCAGTAGAATTCAACAACACCAAGACTTTGAGATAATTGAGTTAAATATTCAGATGAGAGATAAGATGCATTGAGAACGGCTGCATTAGGCAAATAGAGAGGAAATTCCACTTGATGTACATTATTTTGCCTCAGAGAGATTATTGATTCACCGAAACCACTACGGTCATAAGGACCAGTAGTTTTTTGAGATATGCGATCAATTGGCAACGAACGTACTTGAGGAACGTGACGAACAAAAATTGTTCCTTCAGCTGAGCCTTCAACGATTATCATATAACGAATAGAACCACGAGTGAAACGCATTGCGTCATGTAAATGAGTCATTTTGTCAGCTCGTTGAACTTCGTTCATTGAACCACGATTGATAGCTCCGCCGAAACTGACGGGAACCGTCCAGATCTTTTTGATTTCGTTCGATGATGTTGCTTCAATTGTTGCTTCGTGATGATATGTGAAGCGGCGTAAATTTGTTAAGAGATCCATATGATTTTCACCATGAATACTTTCATTGACAGTTGAGATTGGTGTTGTGAGATCAGTAAAAACGTCTTGGCTTTCACGGGCGTCCATAGCAGGAACAGCATCCCGAATTAGTTCTCCTTCTTCCACCGTAAAGGTGGGGATTGGGAGCACCGATCCAGTATACTCAAATGAATAGACACGAGTTTCGTGATCACGTAAAGCCGCTGCATCAAAT